CAGAAGGGAGGAAACACAATATGCCCTACTTACAAATTGGGACAATGGCATATAAAAACCCGGACGGAAGTTATCAACCTGGGATACCGCTTTATATCGAAAGTGAAAAAGATGATTCGGTAGTCGAACGTGCGATTCCCATTTTTTTCGAAGCACACAAGCGACACATGGAAAGGAGACAAACCGTATGAGCATCATCGGAGAGATCATCACAATAGTTTTGACGAACAATCGCCACAAAGCCTATGAGAACAGGCTGAAAATTATTCCAGACCATGGAGCCTCAATCAGTACGCCGATCAAGAGCCAGAACGACAGAGACCACAGCAACAGCTTCAAACCTTGGTGATGAGAGGGAATATCGATGCCACACTATGCGTCCTGTGTAAAAAATCATCCATCTTGTCCGTGTATCACTTGTGTGTACGATACCGCGTCGGAAAATGCCGCAGCCTCTTGCTGCTTTAAGACCTATGGACTCAACAATGCGTGTCTCAAAACATCCTGCTTAAAGCAGAGGAAGGAGAAATAACGGATGTGCTACTACAAGACCTGCCCCGAGTGCGGAGCAAACCTTGATCCGGATGAACAGTGTGACTGCCAGAAGGAAACAGAAAAGACCGCCGATGCTCTAACACCTGCGGTCTAAGACCTTGTGAATACCATGATTCAACTACCAATATTTTATCAGATAAATGGAGGAAATCAAATATGCCCGCATTTTCCCTTTGCCCACAGTGCGGTGACTTAATAACGTGGCCGGACACTGTACCCGGGAAGATCGAACAATGCTTCAAGTGTTCGGCAAAGATCAAGTTACTTGTCACATACGACGAACCGGCAGCCTCAATGTTGTCTAAAAACATAAAGGAGGAAAATCTGAAAAATGAGCATCAAAATCAACAAGCTCGAATTTGAAAATGTAAAGCGGATCAAGGCCGTTAAGATTGAGCCCACTGCATCCGGACTTACAGTCATTGGCGGGAAGAATAAACAGGGAAAGACCTCTGTTATCGATTCCATTGCCTGGGTACTGGGAGGCGATAAGTATCGTCCCTCTAAGCCGCAGCGTGAAGGATCCGTTATCCCGCCGAACCTTTCTATCACTATGAGTAATGGTCTCGTGGTTGAGCGTAAAGGAAAGAATAGTGATCTTAAGGTCACGGATCCGAATGGACAGAAGGGCGGTCAGTCTCTACTCAACAGCTTTATCGAGCAGCTGGCACTCGATCTGCCACGGTTCATGGGATCCACTGGTAAGGAAAAAGCACAGACCCTTCTCCGGATCATAGGTGTTGGGGACAAGTTGTACGAGCTCGAGACAAAGGAACAGGAGATCTACAATCGTAGAACTACAATTGGCCAGATCGCGGACCAGAAGCAGAAATTCGCAAAGGAGCAGACCTATTACCCCGATGCTCCCAAGGAGCCGGTATCCGCTTCTGATCTGATCAAACAGCAGCAGGACATTCTTGCCAAGAACGGTGAGAACCAGCGCAAGCGCCAGAACCTTGCATACCTGCAGAACCAGGCTGACCAGATTCAGCGTCAAGTGAACGACCTGATCTCGAAACAGACTGCTGCACTTGCGGATCTTGAAATTGCGAGAAAATCTGCACTGGATCTGTTTGATGAATCAACCGAAGCGCTCGAAAAGAACCTTTCTGAGATCGAGACGATTAACCGCAAGGTTCGGACAAACCTCGATAAGGACAAAGCTGAATCTGATGCACAGATGTATGTGGACCAGTATGCAGGATTAACATCCGAACTTAATACAATCCGGCAATCAAAAACCGATCTTCTCAAGGGTGCAGATCTTCCATTGCCAGGGCTCTCTGTTGAGGAAGGAGAGCTTATCTATAACGGGGACCAGTGGGACAACATGTCCGGATCCGATCAGCTCAAGGTTGCAACGGCAATTGTCCGCAAGCTTAATCCTGATTGCGGTTTCGTTCTCCTGGACAAACTCGAGCAGATGGATCTCGACACGATGCAAGAGTTCGGAGACTGGCTTGAGGCAGAAGGTCTGCAGGCCATCGCTACACGAGTCAGCACTGGGGGAGAGTGCTCCATTATTATCGAGGACGGTTACGTATCCGAAACCGATACCCTCGAGCCCCAGACACCGGCATGGAAGGAAGGTGCATTTTAAGTATGGATTTAACTGACAAGAGATTTGGACGCCTGACTGTTGTAAATAGAGTTGGAACACAACGAGGGTCTGCTCTTTGGTTATGCAGCTGTGATTGCGGGGGAACTGTCGAGGTTAATACAAGCATGCTAAATTGCGGGAATACAAAATCATGTGGATGCATTCATTCCGAACAATTAGCAACCCGAAATCATGAAAACAGTACTCACAGTGATTCTGATAGTCGCCTATATGGAGTATGGCATTCGATGAAGCAGCGTTGTTATGACATAAGTCGGAAAGACTATGCTGCATACGGCGGTCGAGGAATAACAGTATGTCCGGAGTGGAAGTTGGATTATTCCGCTTTCAGGCAATGGGCACTAGAAAATGGATATAACTATGCCGCTGATTACATGCAATGCACTATTGACCGGATTGACGTTAATGGGCCCTACTCACCATCAAACTGTCGGTGGGTAGATGCGAAAACGCAAGCAAACAACAGAAGAAAAAGGAAGGTATGTTCATGCAAATTATAGAAGGAAAAATCAAATCTGCTCAAAAAGTGGTGATTTATGGCCCCGAGGGCATTGGCAAGTCTACCTTCGCAGCGCAGTTCCCTTTCCCGCTCTTCATCGATACAGAGGGAAGTACCAAGCATATGGACGTTAGACGTGCCCCCAGACCCTCAAGCTGGACAATGCTAATGGATCACGTCAAGCAGGTAAAACAGAATCCGGCTCTCTGCAAAACACTCATTATTGATACTGCTGACTGGGCAGAACAGCTCTGTATCGATTCGATCTGTGCGAAGGCCCAGAAGTCCGGAATTGAAGATTTTGGTTACGGAAAAGGCTATGTGTACTTATCTGAAGAATTTGGCCGGCTTCTGAACCTGCTTGAGGATGTCATAAGTCTTGGAATCAATGTCGTTTTTACCGCTCATGCCAAGATGCGCAAGTTTGAACAGCCGGATGAAATGGGTGCATATGACCGCTGGGAAATGAAGCTCGAAAAGCAGACCGGACCACTACTCAAGGAATGGGCCGACATGGTGCTTTTTGCCAACTATGAGACCGTCGTAGTAAATATAGACGATCAGGGCGCGATCAAAGGCAAAAACAAAGTACAGGGCGGAAAGCGCGTCATGTATACAACCCACCATCCGTGCTGGGACGCGAAGAACAGACAGGACCTTAAGGAAAAGCTTCCTTTTGAGTTTGCCTCTATTGCTTCTGTTCTCGCTGAAAACATATCATCTGCCTCAGTACAGCCCGTGGTACCAAAGCCTCAACCGCCGGCGCCTTCCACTGCTCCTGCTCAGTCGCTTATTTCATCTATGCCGGAAATCCCGTTTGATGATCCGGCAATCATTCCGGAGAAAACTGTTCTCGATCTTGTTGCTGATCTTGATAAGCAGGACGAATTAAGCGGCGTCCCTACTTCTCTGAAGGACCTTATGGCAACCCATAAAGTCACAGTTGGTGAGATTCAGGCAGTTGTCGGGAAAAAGGGTTACTACCCTACGAGCACCCCCATCTCAAAGTATGACCCGAAATTCATTGCCGGCGTGCTCGTAGGCGCCTGGCCGCAAGTCTATTCATTCGTACAAGCAAACCGCAACTAAATAAATAATAGGAGGATTTTTATAATGGCTGACAATACTGGAAGAGAACTGGATTGGGAAGATTCAATCGAAAAGGAAAGCGACTTCATCTTACTTCCTGCAGGCGACTACGACTTTACCGTGACTGGATTTGAGCGTGGAAGACACGGTGGATCCGCGAAACTACCTCCATGCAATAAAGCAGTTATCACTCTTGAGATTGCTGATGCTGAAGGCGGAAGAGTAACCCTTACGCATAACCTGTTCCTGCACACCATCACCGAAGGAATGCTGTCTGCGTTCTTTGGGTCTATTGGCCAGAAGAAACATGGGGAAGCTTTATCCATGAACTGGTCTGCTGTACCTGGCTCTACTGGTCGCTGCAAAATTGTAGTACGGGACTGGAAGAATGACGATGGTGAAGACCGCCAGTCAAATGATATTAAGAAGTTCTATCCGAAAGAAGAACAGGCCTTTGTGGCGGGGAGCTTCTAAAATTATGGAACTCAGGCCTTACCAACTCGCCTCGAAGGAAGCTATTTTTTCCGAGTGGGATAAGGGGATCAAGAAAACGCTATTGGTACTTCCAACCGGTACAGGCAAGACAATTGTTTTTTCAAAGGTTATTGAAGATTGTGTCCGGGACGGGGAGAGAGTCCTCGTCCTGGCACATCGGGCCGAACTACTGGATCAGGCAGCAGATAAGCTGCAGCAGTCTACTGGCCTCATGTGTGCTACGGAAAAAGCGGAAGAGTCTTGTCTGGAGAGTTGGTTTCGAGTAGTCGTTGGATCCGTCCAGACACTCATGCGTGAAAAACGATTGGCTCAATTCGAAGCTGATTTTTTCGATACGATCATTGTCGATGAAGCGCATCACTGTATCTCGGATAGCTACCAGAGAGTACTACAACACTTCAATGAAGCAAACGTATTGGGCGTAACAGCTACCCCGGACAGGGGAGATATGAAAAACCTAGGCGTGTATTTTGAATCACTCGCTTATGAGTACACTCTCCCCAAGGCTATCAAGGAAGGTTATCTGAGCCCAATTAAAGCCCTTACACTCCCGCTCACACTTGACCTTACTGGAGTAGGACAACAGGCAGGAGACTTCAAGGCCGCAGATCTCGGTACCGCGCTTGATCCATATCTTCATCAGATTGCTGATGAAATGGTTAATTACTGCATGGACCGGAAGTCTGTTGTATTTCTTCCCCTCATCAAGACATCCCAGAAATTCAGAGACATTCTACAGGAAAAAGGTTTTCAGGCTGCCGAAGTCAACGGAGAGAGCACTGATCGTGCTGAGATTCTTGCTGACTTTGATGCAGGAAAGTACAACGTGCTCTGCAACTCCATGCTCCTGACAGAAGGCTGGGACTGTCCATCTGTGGATTGTATCGTGGTCCTTCGTCCTACCAAGATCCGCAGCCTATACAGCCAGATGGTTGGGCGCGGTACCCGATTATATCCAGGGAAAGATGATCTTCTTCTGCTTGATTTTCTTTGGCATACCGAAAGGCACGAGCTCTGTCACCCGGCGCACCTGATTTGCGAAAACGAAGAGGTTGCCCAGAAAATGACTGAAATCATCGAGCAAGCCGGTTGTCCTGTTGACATCGAAGCTGCCGAAGAAAAAGCGACCGAAGACGTCGTTTCCCAGCGTGAAGAGGCTTTGGCCAAACTCCTGCAGGAAATGAAGCACCGGAAGAAGAAGCTCGTGGATCCTCTGCAGTTCGAAATGAGTATCCAGGCAGAAGACCTATCAAGCTATGTTCCAGCGTTCGGATGGGAAATGTCTCCGCCATCTAAAACACAAGTGGAAACTCTTGAGAAACTCGGGATCCTTCCTGATCAGATCGACAATGCCGGAAAGGCTGCTAAGATTCTTGATCGTCTTGATAAGAGGCGTGAGGAAGGGCTTACCACTCCAAAGCAGATCCGATTCCTCGAAGGCAGAGGATTTCTGCACGTGGGTACATGGCAGTTCGAAAGAGCTCGAAAACTTATTGATCGCATAGCCGCAAATGGTTGGGGAGTCCCAAAGGACATTAATCCTCAATCGTATAAAGGAGAATAAGCAAAATGAAAGATCTTACTGGTCAACGTTTTGGCAAGTTGATTGTTTTAGAGAGAGCTACCTCCAATTCAAAGAGCGGTAACGCTAGGTGGACTTGCCGTTGTGATTGTGGGGGTATAGTCACCGTTATTGGCAGTCATCTTCGGGATCGACACACATCAAGTTGCGGTTGTTTGAAAATGTGTGATGCATTACAAGGACATTCAAGAGAGAGGATCTATCGGACATGGAGAGGAATGCATCAAAGGTGCTACAACAAAACACATGATAAATATAAGTGGTACGGAGAAAAGGGTATAGTAATTTGCTCTGAATGGCATGATTTTATGGCCTTCAGAGAATGGGCATTGGGAAGCGGATATACGGACAATTTGACGATTGACCGAACTAATCCTGATGGAAATTATTGCCCGGAAAACTGTCGCTGGGTAGACATGAAATTTCAAGCCAATAATAAAACCAACAATAGGATCGTAACTTGGTTAAACGAAAACTACACGGTCTCTCAATTTGCCGAAAAATTACACGTCCCTTATCACACCGTAAGAAATCAAATGAAATTAGGTTGGGGCATTGAAAAAATAGTTTTACAAGCGAATGGGGGATAAGAAGGTGCCGAATTTGAATTTAATCGAAATACTGAATTATGTTGATCCGGCCTTTCTGTCATACGGTGAGTGGACCTCAGTAGGGATGGCATTGAAGCATGAAGGATATACGGCCTCTGATTGGGATGAATGGAGCAGGCGAGATACTAAGCGATATCACGCAGCCGAGTGTTTTAAAAAATGGGACACCTTCAACGGCACCGGTACACCCGTTACGGCCGGCACCATCGTTCAGATGGCTAAAGACCATGGTTGGGAGCCAGAGCAACGGGAAGCAGGTCACGAACTCGACTGGAACGATGTGATCGGGGGAGGTAAAGACGATCTTGTTATCATCAATAAGAATTGGATCGAAGGCAAGGAAGTCTCCTCTCCGGACGCATGGGATCCGGCACAGCAACTGTCAAAGTATCTTACGGTACTTTTCCAAAGCACCGAGAATGTTGGCTATGTTACTGATAGTTGGTTTGATGCAGAAAAAGCAAAACACTTCCCGACAAAAGGAAACTGGGACAGAACGGCCGGCGAACTAATACAACAGCTCGGCAAGTGCAAAGGTGATATCGGAAAAGTCATTGGCGATTACAAACCAGAAGTAGGGGCGTGGATCCGGTTCAATCCGCTTGATGGCAAAGGTGCCAAAAACGAAAACGTGACTGAGTTCCGGTACGCTCTGGTCGAATCAGATACCATGGAAATCGACAAGCAGAATGCCATCATTCGCGAGCTTGAATTACCAGTGGCTTGCTTAGTCCATAGCGGAAAGAAGAGCCTTCACGCGATAGTCAGGGTCGATGCAGCCAATTATGAAGAGTACCGCAAGCGCGTTGATTATCTTTACAACGTCTGCCAGAAGAATGGTCTCAAGATCGACAGCCAGAACCGCAATCCCTCCCGGCTCTCCAGAATGCCCGGTGTAATGCGCAATGGTCAGAAGCAGTTCCTTGTTGATAC